AATCAGCATCTCCGCGAAGTCAAACGATACGCACGGAGGATGCAGAACGAAATGCAGGTTCTTCAAGAAAAAGTTAGTATTCTTGAGGAATCTTTGGGTGATGAGTAATGGGTGCAGCAAACACACACCTTACTCACCTTGAAGAATTAGTTTTAACTCAAGGTCCCAAAGGTTATGATATGGCCCGGGCCTTTTTGTTAGAGTTGTTAGAAACTTTAAAAGGCAACTCAAAATCCCGTGTACAAACATCAGTTAAGTGGGATGGCGCCCCGGCGATGTTTGCCGGCATTAATCCTGAAAATGGTAAATTTTTTGTTGGAACTAAATCAATTTTTAATAAAGTTCCTAAAATAAATTACACTGAAGAAGATATTCTCAAGAATCACGGGCATGCGCCCGGACTTGTTGATAAGTTAACCAAAGGGTTAAAATATCTTCCTTCTCTTGGTATCAAGAAAATTCTACAAGGCGATTTCATGTTTGATGATGAAATGCTTGACGTAATCGATATTGAGGGCGAGCCACACTATAGATTCAAACCAAACACTATTGTATATGCTGTACCGGTAAATTCAGATCTTGGAAAACAAATAGGACAATCAAAATTTGGTATTGTTTTTCACACCACGTACGATAGCCTAAATGATGGGGCAAGTTTCGGTGCGGATATTTCTGGACTCAAGGAAGTGCCGGGCATATGGTTTGATGATGCGTTTTTTACAGATGACACAGGTACCGTGACACTCACTGATAGTGAGGAAAAAACAATAATTAAATTAGTTGGCGAGGCCGATTCAGTAAATGAAAAAATAGATTACAATGATATACCTTCGGCGCTTTTAAATATTTACATTAATAGCGAAATTAAAGCTGGACAATTTTTAAAAAATCCTGAGAAATCTTTTTCCGGATTTATTTCATGGTATTCTCAGCGGGCAGATAAGAAGGTAAGCAAATTAAAAACTGATAGAGGTCGCCAAAGAGCCACTCAAGCCGCCAACGAAGCGCTGCAATCAATTAATACCAAAAAAGAAGACATTCTCAATCTTTTTAGAGTGAGTCGATTGTTATTTGAAGCTAAGAATATCTTTATTGAAAAATATAACAATGCTGTATACAATACCAAACACTTCGTCGATGATGGATCTGGAGATTTAGTGGCCACTAATCCTGAAGGTTATGTTGCTGTTGACCATGCTGGTAATGGAATTAAATTCGTTGATCGTTTAGAATTTAGTCGTGCTAATTTTGCAATTGACAAATCAGATAAATTTCAAGGAGACCCAGATATGTCAGAAATATTAACAAAAGAATTCTCCGTTATTGTTTCTAAAGATCTTAAGTTAACCAAAACAATTAGTGAATGGCTAAAAGAAGCTAGAAAAAATAATCATACCTTTGAAAAGCTTCCTAACATGGTCTACAATGACATTATATCCGGTACCCCTATCGTGGATATCGTTGTGCAGGAAAATGCAGAGAAAACGATTTATAATGCTGCTATGGGCTTTGCCAGCAGCATGCTGAACGAGGATGAAGAAGACTTTGTAGGAATTCCATTGGAACCGGTTGAAGAACAAGAAGATGAATTAGCAGATCCAGTAGTTGATGCTGATTTCACAGGAGAAACTGTTGCCTTTGTTCCCGGCGCCTATAAACCTCCACATCTTGGCCATTTAAAAATGGTTGAGCAATATGCTAATAGAGATGATGTTGATCGTGTAATTATACTAATCTCAAGTCCAAAGAAGAAAAATCGTACATTAGATGATGGAACAGTGATTAAAGCAACTCACGCTGAAGATGTATGGAAATTATTATTAACATCGGCCGGTCTGTCTGATAATCCAAAAATTGATTTACGAATTTCTAAAGAACCATCTCCAATTGGCGCGACACTAGATATGATTGGTGAAAACGGGATTCTCAAACCCGGTGACAAAATTATTTTAGGAGCTAGCGACAAACCTGATGATTCTGACGTTCCTGACTGGCACAGATGGCTTTTTGTACAACCCAAGGATGTGAAGTCTGGTGTCGAAGTACTGGACCTAGAATCGAATGCTGTAAGGGCTTTTGATCGTCAAGGTGGTACGCCATTCAGAGCACGCGATATGAGGTCTTTGATCTCGAAAGCAAAAACTGATGTTGATGCTATTGAAGAATTAGAAGAATTCGTTGGCGAAGACAACGTTTTCGAATTGTTGGCCATCTTTGGTATGGGACCTCGCCAAGAAGAAGTAGATGCTGAACTTGAAGAACACGCAATACAGGGCGCCGCGGCGGTCAAAACAAATTTTACCAACTTAGATGTAGAAGAATTTAATGATGAGCAAACAAGAAACAGCCGGCTCAACACAGAAAATATTGATTTAAGTATGGTAGACGAAGTTATGAAACTAATTATTGATAAAGGCATATTAAGATGACTGAAGAAAAACTCAGAGAGAGCATAAGACAAGCTATTCGCATTGTCAAGAAAAAAAAGCTAATGGCTGAAAGCCAAGTTCTGCAAGATGAGAACAAACTGCGCGAAGTTGTTAGAAAATTTATTAATGTTGAAATCAAGCTTCTCAAAGAAGCTACTCCCGACAATGATCCTGCGCCCCATGAAAACACTGGAATTAACGTATTGGAAGATTTGTTAAAGAAAATTATTCCTATTTTGGAAACTGATTATAAATTATTGACTACTAGTTCTGAACAGCGAGAATCTTTCAGATCCCATATCATTAATGCTGCTATTAGTACTTTGACTCCCGTAGAGGCTAATAATGATGCTGTACAAGACTCAGAAGGTGGACTTGATGAAGATGTGGAGATTGATGTTGTCGATGATGAAGAAGATGCGGTAGATCCGAAGTTTATCGATATTGACCCTGATCCTGAACCTGAAGAAGAAGTAGAGGCTGATCCGAGAGATGAATTCGGAATTGAAGGTGCTGATGTTACTGGAAGAAATATGGCATATGCTTCTTTTAAGAAAGTTGAAAGCTCAATTGTGGATGCATATGATTTGCTAGACAATACTGAAGATCAAGACTTGTTTTATGATTACCTTGTAGCAAATTTAAAATTATACTTTGATAAATTTGAAACAGAACTTGATCCTGAAAGTGTTGAACCAACAAACCAAGCTTATGATACAGCCGCCCAAGGCCAAGATACTGACACTGCTGATGCAGAAAATGAAATTGATTTTAACTTGTAATGAACTCAAAAACAAGATATAAAAGTATAATAAGTAAATTAAAAGATAATAATCTTGTTAGTGATGATCTGTTAGTGTTAGTTAATAATCTGTCATTAGAAGATATTATAGCACTTAAATTTGAGTTGTCAAGTAAAATGTTAAAGAATCGTATGTACGGATTTGACATTTGGAGAAATTCAAAGTACATCGTCCAAGAAGCAATGTTGAAATTTGCGATCTCTGCTACAAAATCAAAAAAAGATGCTGCAAGATTCCTAGGATTAGATTATACCAACTTCAGCAAACTTGTCAAAAAATTTGGTGTTCAAGAATATTTTGATCAAGATAGCTTTTGAATAACAAAAACCCCTCTATTTACTATTAGAGGGCAAAAATATGTTATTTTTTATATTACTAACACTTTTCGGCTGCGCTGCTGAGCTTGACGTCGATAACACAACCGAAGAAGGCTTCGTTGAAGAAGTTGAAGAAGAGGAAATAGAAGAAGTTCCAACAGAATTCGGAATCATCAATACTGAAGACTGTGATCAGCTTGCAATTGGTTCTGACGTCTGTAATATGGTCTTATACGATCACAACGAAGAAGTTTGGCAGCTTTATGAGCATGAAGGAAAAGTAATTTTACTAGATTTCTCTACAGTTTGGTGTGGGCCATGTCAAAATGCGGGACATTATGCACAACCACTCCAAGATGAATATGGGGAAGATTTTTTATTCGTCACAGTTTTGGTTGATGGCGCTTTAGGAGAGCCGCCAACAAAAGAAGAGGTTGACGAATGGGTTTCGGTGCATAATATTACTACATCACCAGTTTTATATGGCGATCGATCGCTGTTAGATCAAACTGGTGAAACAGGATATAAAATTGGCGGCTACCCAACTTATGTATTTATAGATAAAAATCTTAGAATTCATGTTGGCACTGTTGGTTTCAATAATCCATATATCCGCAGCGTTATTGAAGAGTTATTATAATGTACAAACTATACAAATATGATGGTCACTATATTCAAGGTGAACTAATTAGCAAACATTCAAGCGAAAGTGCTGCTCTAAAAGCGGCCAAGAAAAAATTGAATTATCATACTGCTACAAAAAGTAGTCTTGTCAAACCAAAAGTAATTTGGTTAGATGAC